TCTACTGGTCGACCATCTTTATGATATGCCATAGAAGACGAATTGTAATTAGTACTGATTGACTTGAGATAACAGTCTTTGATTTTAGTGCCAATGGGTATGGGTTCACCACCCTCTCCATTGTTGTAATCAAGATTTATCGAAAACATGTTAGGGTACTTGTAACCAGCACTAACACCACTGGTCAACTCCAGACTCTCTGGATATGCGAAGTGTCGGAACCTGTAGATGATTGCTTCTACTTCCTTTGCTTCTTCTTCAGACCTAGGTATGAACTTGAACTGAAACTGGAACTCTCTCAATGCCACACCCTTAAACATAGCACGTGTGTTAGGATTGATTGTCACCCCAGCAGCAATAGATACCGCACTCCTCAACTCTTCGGGCATTGATTTACCTAGAGTACTTTGTGCACCACGAACTGCTGCGAGTTTACCCAAGTCATTACCCGCAATGTTACCTGCGAACAGGTCACCAACAGACTTGAATCCGTTCGCCAAAGCATTTCCGACCATTCCTGAAAGACTAGCACCACCTTTCAACTGGTTCAAAGCAGTTGCACCCATAGGCCCTATGTCAACATTAGTATACGTAAGTCCATCAGTAGTAGACAATCCGACAGGTAGGTACAACTTGACCTTTCTGTTAGAATCAGTCTTGGTGGTTTGAAGAAGACCTGTATTCACACGACCAGTCGCAGATTTGAACCTGGCAGTTAGGCCCGCCTTCATAGAAGCATACTCTTCTTCAGTTATGTTACCGTCGTCCTTTTCCTTTTCCAATGCTTTCTTGAAGGTTTTGAATTTAGAATTGGCCTGTGCCACTTGTTCTTCTTGAGCCAATGCACCGTCAACTTCAGGAGCAATTATAATCTTAGGGTGAAAAGTTATACAGGCACCATACCGTTCTCTTTTATTGAGAGGATAGTGAAGTGACTCAGTCGTTTTAAGGTCTCGTGCCTTCTCTTCTGGTTCTTTCTCTTCTGCCATGGGATAAACCTATGTTTATAAATACTGTGAGACTATTTATACATAAAATTCATAATGAAAACATATAAAGGTAGATACAAACCAAAGAACCCAGAGAAGTATGCTGGGGACGTGGACAATGTCGTCTACCGTTCGGGGTGGGAACGACATGTTATGAAATGGTGTGATGACAGTCTGGACGTGGTACAATGGATGTCCGAAGAGTTGGTAATCCCCTACATCTGTGAGACTGATAAGAAGCCGCATCGATACTTCATGGACTTCGTTATCAAGTACAAGTCGGGTCGTGTTGTACTGGTAGAGGTCAAACCCCACAAGCAGACTATGCGTCCTGAACGCAAACAGGGGAAGTCTCGTAATACTCTATTGAACGAGGGTATGACGTATGTCAAGAACCAATCCAAGTGGAAGGCAGCATCCGAATATGCGAAGGATAGAGGGTACCACTTTGAGATATGGACAGAGAACGAACTCACAGCAATGGGTATCATGCCCAAGTCTACCCAACGTATGCGTACTAAAAAACCACTAAAAAAACTACCTCCGTTCAGAAAGAAGAAAAAATGAGTATAAATAGAAGTACGAATTTTAACGGAAGCATCCATGTCTAACATATTTCAACGATTAGAACTACAAGCGTTTCGTGCTGGTATCACACCTCGTACCAAAGAATCGCGAGAATGGTTCCGTAAAAAAATCAAGAACATGCGTAGTATCAAACGTGAAGCATTGATGAAGGAAGACCCGTTGAAACAGACGGGTCAAGAGATTGTAGGTAACATGTACATGTTCTTCTACGACCCGAAACACAAAGATACTTTACCGTACTATGATACGTTCCCATTGGTTATTGTCGTGGGTCCGGCTGAAGGTGGGTTCTATGGGTTGAACCTACACTATCTACCTCCTATCCTACGTGCGAAGATGTTGGATGCGTTGATGGATATAACAAGTAACAATAAGTTCAATGACTCTACTCGATTCAAAATGTCGTATGAGTTGTTGGTTAAGAGTAGTAAGTTGAAGTACTTCCAACCGTGTTTCAAACATTACTTAAATGAACATGTACAGAGCAAGTTCTCAATGGTGCCTGCACCCGAGTGGGAGATCGCAACATTCCTACCGACCGCAGACTTCCGTAAAGCAAACTCTAAGAAAGTCTACTACGACTCCAAGAAAATGATAGGTGAATAATAGATGGCTGGAATAGAAGATTTAAAAAGCAAGATCATCATGAAAAATGGTATGGCAATGGCAAACCAGTTTGCTGTCACCTTACCATCACTGACAAATGATGTGTCTAGTCGTGAAATAAGTGTCCTATGTAAGTCTGTGGATTTACCTAGTAAACAAATGATGTCATTGGATTGGAACGTGGGAGTATTTAACGAGAAAGTAGTCAACGGATTTGCTACCGAAGATATTACCATGTCCTTTTATATGTTGAATGACTATGGAATGAAGAAGTACTTTGACGAATGGACTAAGTTGATGGTAGACGAAGAACGCGGAAACATTGCGTATAAAGACCAGTATCAAAAGTCTGTTAAAATATATCAGATGGTTAAACCTCAAATGAGAATAGGTTTCGACCTTGGTCCACTAAGTATAGATTTCGATTTACTGGGTAACTCTATATACTCAGTAGAATTAGAAGATGCATTCCCAACAACATTGGGTGCAATAACACTTTCCAATGACGCAGACCAACTCGTAGAGTTCTCGGTTCAAATGTCATACACGAAATGGAAAGTGGTGAAAGATGAAAGAGAACTTTTAAAACCAAAACTCAATCTAGATTTAGGTTCGATTATTTAATTATTACATTATAGGATAAATCATGGCATTACCAAAACTGAGCTCAGCACCAACATATGAAATGAAAATACCTTCGACAGGGAACAGTGTGGTCTACCGACCATTCCTTGTAAAGGAACAGAAGAACCTCCTCATTGCTTTTGAAGCACAAGACCGTGCAGACTTAATTAGATCAGTAGTACGAACGATCGAGTCATGTGTAGAAGACCAAATTGGACACCCTCTAACGACATTCGATGTTGATTATATGTTTACTAAGATACGTTCAAAGTCTGTTGGTGAATCGGCGGAATTAGTAGTTCCTTGTGAGAAGTGTGAAGAGACAAGCGAAGTCTCTGTGGACTTAGACGACATATCAGTTGAATCACAGTCAGAGAAAGATATGATGATCGAGTTGACAGATAATATTACATTAAAAATGAAGTATCCAACATACGAAGAGTTCTTGAGTAATCAAGCCCTGTTAGATAGTTCTAGTGCAACTGAAGCACTAATGCAACTCATCGTAACATGTATGGATTCGGTGTTGACTGAAGAAGAACGTGTTTCAATTAAAGACGAGACAAGAGAGGATATCATCGAATTTCTGGAGTCTATGACAACAGAACAATTTGAAAAAATATCTAAATTTGCCGCAGAAATTCCGGCACTAACGAAAGAAGTCACGTTCACATGTCAATCATGTGAACATGAAAATAAAAGAGTACTGAAAGGCCTTGACGATTTTTTTTAGTTAATCTCTCTCATGATAGCCTAACCAATTACTATCAAGTCAATTTTCAACTACTTAATAATTTCAATTATTCATTAAGTGAAGTAGAAGACATGATACCTTGGGAGAGAGAGATTTATCTTACTATGTTAGTTGAAGACATAAAAGAGAAAAACCAAAGGGCCAAACAGAACAAAGGATAAGAAATGACCCTGAAGAAGATTTCCGCAGATTTAAATGCACAATCTGACATCATACTAGAGACCGGCATAGGTATATTTGACTACCTAGAATCGTTAGTAGTGAAGTCGACTAACATATCCCAAAAGTCGACTCTCTCTAATGTTGACTTGCGTAATATACGTACAAATGTCAGCAACATATCTAGAATCATGGGACAACTGCAACGTGGTTCTCAAATAGGTGCGGGTGATCGACTCGAAGAAAGGCGAAAAAACAAGGAATTCAAGGATTCCTTGATGAAGTCGATTCATAACATCGAAAATAATACTGTAGGTGGTGTTACACAAAAAGGTTCTTTCGGTGCATCCGCTGGTAAGGGTATTGGTGCAGGTGTCGGTGCTGGTGCTGGGTTTATTCTGAAGGGTCTTGGTGCTGGGGTTGGACTATTCGCTGGTCTCGCCGGTTTAGGTTTTGGTATCGGCGCATTCTTTACTGGGTTGTCAGCGGGTGATAAACTAAGCGCAATGATCGGTACCGATATGAGTACCGTAAAAAAACAAATGGTAACATTAGGTGAGGCTTTCGCTGATACTCCTACCGAAGGTCTTTTAAAAATGGGCGCTTTACTTGCGGCAGGAGGAGCATTCGGTGCATTATTCGGTGCTAAAAGATCTGGATCAGCCGCAGTTGGTATGGGTGCAATAGGTCTTGGGTTTGGTGCATTCTTTGCTGGACTTGCGTTAGGTGATAAAGCGGGATCATGGATGAACACCGACATGTCCTCTCTCAAGAACATGATGATAAATCTTGCTGAAGGTTTAGGTGCGTTCTCTGGACAGTCACTAGTCGCTTTAGGTGCACTCTTAGGTGCAGGCGCACTATTCGGTGCAGTCGGTGGTGCAAGGGTAGCTGGTATGGCGGCAGTTGGTATGGGTGCAATAGGTCTTGGTCTTGGTGCATTCTTTGCCGGACTTGCAGCGACAGATGGACTAATAAAAATACTTGGGTTCTTCGGTGCTGATGGTACTGGTATAAGAGACTTGATGATTAACCTCGCAGCAGGTCTCAATCCACTCAGTGCACTGAACGGTTCTAACTTGATTTCTGTTGGTGATTCTATGGGTGCTCTGGGTGCCGGATTGGTTGCTCTACTAGGGGGAAATGCACTAGGTGGTATACTAACATTTATCGGTAAGTTGTTTGGTGGGGATGATAAAGAAGATATATTCCAAAAAATATACAGGGGTCTTCTTCCACTATCCACGTTAAATGCAGACAATCTTCAAGGTCTTTCTGATATTGGAGATAGGATAGATGCGATCACTTCATCTGTCGAACGTTTTGGTGATGTTGATTTCAGGAAAGTGGATAGATCAGTGGCAAGGTTTGGTAAATCTATGTCCTACTTAATTCCTATGATGGGAGCTATGGTAGGAAAGGGACCGAACCCTAAAAATCGATATCTTGTCGGTGAGGGATGGGGCGATGGGAAGAAACTTGATTTCACACCTGGGTTAAATGCATTCAATGAGGTAGATATAGAAAAGATTAGAATGATGTCAAATCTAAAATCTATAGAATCGAGTCCAACATCTTCAGGACAAGTGGGTGCAGCGAAAAAGGAACAAGATGAATTGAAGTCTAATGCAAGTACCACTGTCATTATGGATAACAGCACCACATCCGCAGCATCATCTCAACAGGTACTTCCACTACCAGGATCATCGTCATCATTTGACAGTTTCGATCCAACTACCTCGCGGGCGTGGTAGTCAACTACAAAAAAGGGGAACCGAAGTTCCCCAAAGACTCACTAAAGACAAATTAAATATTTAATCTTCGGCAGCCATCTGTGCGAAGTATGATAGTGTGTCGTCACCGTCCGAAGAAACTGGAGTAGCAGACTCAACAGAAGGAGCAGATACTACAGTCGGTTCTGACGCTTCACGAACCGGAGCAGCTTCCGCTGTCTGTGCGAGTGCTTCGTTCTTGATAGTTGCACCAACACCAGTCGCAAGACCCAGTACGGTCTCCAACTTGTTCTTCAACTCATCATAAGTCTTGAACCACTTGGCGTCGTGTGCATTCGGATAGTCTGGTACTACAAACTCGTTTAAGTCATATAGTGTATTGTACACTGCTTCAAGTTTAGTCTCATCTGAACCTAAGTGTGCAGAAGGAGATTTGAAGTCCGACTTATCATAGTTTCTGTAACCAGCAACGTTACGGAT